AGGGAAGTTATTCCTATTTCAGTTTTTCCTTCAGAGATGCCGAGGGCGTCAACAACGTGTACCACGTGTACGTGTTCGAGATGCCCATCACGAACGGCGAGCAGTCTCATATTGTGAAACGTTTCAACGAAGAAAAATCAAAGATGGAGGGGCGCGAGGTGCCGTTCCGCAAAAATTACGACGAGAATGACGGGTGTGAATTTGACACACTCGACGGCATCACAAAGCGGCGCGACCTGTGGGAGATGATCAGGACCCACGTCATCAAGAATCCCGCCTTTCACCAGGTGCTCGCGGCGCCCGAGAAGCAGACGTTCTTCTTGCGCCCGTAAAGTTTTTTTAAAAAATTTTCAAAATTTAGAAATGACGCAGTCAAAGATTGCCATTGCCAAGCGCCTCGCCGACCTCCGGCAGGATGGGTCTGACCCCGAGACGCTTGCCCGTACCATGACCGTCATGAAGATGCACCACGAAATTGAAAAGATTGTCGAGTCCAGGGAGCAGCCAGAGCCGGTCACCGAGCCCGAGCCCGAGCCCACAGAGGAGCCCTTCAAGCCCCTCGTACAGTCGATATTCGACGCCTTTTTTGGTGTTGATAGAGATTAGGAACGCTAGACTATCATGTTTATCAAGCGATGGACACGAAAGGGTACGGACGCGCCAACGCACGTCCTCATGGATGGCGGGCAGCTTCACGTGCCCGACGCCGATCTGGACGCCTTTTACAAGGCTTACCTGGCGGATATTGCGTGCGGGACCCGACTCTATGTCGTTGAACAAAAGACGGAAATTTTTAAATTTTTTGTTGATATTGACTTCAAGGCGGAGCGGGCGCTCACGGATGCCGATGCTCTCGAGTTGTGCAGGCGCATCTGTGAAGCGGTCGGACACGGTCAGTGTCTCGTGGCGCGCGCACCACCCAGGAGGGTAAAGGATGAGATCAAGTCGGGATTTCACCTGCACTGGCCCGATCTGTGCGTGACGCGTCAAGAGGCGCTCGCTCTAAGGACCAAAATTCTCCTCGAGCTCGACGGCGATGAATGGGCCCAGATTATAGATTCGAGTGTGTATGGCGGGTCGGGACTGCGGTGCCTTTGGTCGCACAAAAAGCCGGAAGGGGCGCCCTATGTTCCATGGATTTCCGTACCGAATGAAACCGCCCTGTCACCCGTACCGAGCGCCGAGACCCTAAAGCTCTTTGCCGTACGGGTCCCAGGGCAGGCTGGGGGGCAGCAGCCCAAGATACGCAGGGTGGCGTCGGCGCCGGGGTGCATTGTGCCGAGTGACTCGCGGCTCGAAGAGTTCATCCGAACGAATCTCGAGGGTCAGAATACGGCGCGAGTCAAGGCGGTCCGTAAAACGCGCAAGGGCGAGGGCAAGGGGCTTTGTGTCGAGACGGATTCGCGGTACTGCGAGTGTATCAAGGGTCTGCACAAGTCTAATCATGTGTGGTTCTGGATTCTAGACGGCACGATTCGGCAGGTCTGCCTAAATGAGGAGTGCGATGGGTTCAAAGGCCGGCAACATATTCTCCCTCCTTCTATTAGTAATGAAGGTGCTCGTGTGGCTAGTCCTCCTCGTCACAGTGCTATTGATCTTCTTCCCAAGACCTGGAGTGGGTCGTTTCAGGAATTTCGAACTGGAGGCGCACCCGTACTCGGGTCTGGATCCGCAGGAGTGGAAGTCGTTTCTGACTGAGCTGCGGGCGTTCGACGCCAATCCTGACCGGGCCGCGCACCTCTACGGAGCCATTGAGCACCTCCGCAATCTCGGCCTCATGAACACGAATTACACAGAGAAGATTAACGAGATTTCCGATCGCCTGGGCTACGAGGGCGAGGTGATCGCAAATCAGCTTGCAATTTCCAAAGGAATTCAATTTAGGCCAAAGTACTTAAACGATACGATCCCATTGCAACCTATAGATGACTACCGGACAGGAGCCCCCGTCGGCAACGGATTCCCCGACCCCAGATCCCACGGTCAGTGAGCCAGTCCAGCGCACGCGCTCCGGCCGTGTCTCCAAGCCTCCGGTGCGTTACGAGCCTGTAGAGCGGGTCGAGGATGACTACGCGACCGACGAGTATGACGAGGACGAGTCCGACGTGGGCTCTGAGATTGAGTACAGTGATTCTGAACTGGAGGACGAGGAGGCTGATTCAGAGATGGATGACTTTATTGTCGAAGATAAAAGCGAGAGTGACGAGGAGGATAATGGATCCGATGGAGAGACAACCAAGCCCCAGTCCCGAGGAGCTCCAGCAGCAAAGCGTCCCACCGTGGCTCCAGTACGCAAGTCCACCGCCGCAAAAAAGTAAATTTGAGGAGCTCATGCAGAACCCCATTGCGATCCTGGCCATCGGCATCGTCATCGGTGTCATCATCGTCTCGATGAGACCGATTGTCGTGCAAGGTAAAAATATATAGGTAATTATTAATGGCATCTCCGTGGAATTTCGCCGCCGCGATGAACGCGGAGAAGCAGGCGCGCGGACGTCTGGTCAATGCCCAGCGCACGGCCCTCGGGGCGTACGGACCGGCTTACGGTCCTCATACCGGCACGCGGTCTGCGGCTTTTTACGCGTCTCCTCAAGGCCAGGCTGCCCGCCAGGCCCACTACGCGGCGGTGGGTCCGGTCGTGACGGCCCGGCGCAACGTACGCAATAGATCTGCTAATGTGAATGCATTGGCCAGAAGACTTACAACGACTTACCACTGGCCTGGTTTGGTGACCGCGAACCAGGCTCGCCAAGCCGCCGAATCCATTCTTCATATGGCACGCAGTGGAAACGCCGCCGCTGTGAACGCCCTTTATCGCAACTTGCCAAAGAATCTCGTCTTGGAAATCATGCAATACGTTAGGCAGTAACGAAATAGTACATGGGCGCGCGCCCACTCGGTGAATCATTACCAACAAAATCCCCTAGGGGGCCAGTCTTTTTGGCATATACATCCTCTTGCAGGAATCCGACCCAGGCCCCTTCGCGGCGCTGGCTGTCTGTTTCCTTTAAGAATTCTGCATCATAAAATGGGGTGCGCGCCTCGTTGGACTCCCATGCGGGCGTCTTTAACATAGGAAGAACCTGATAGGCCTTTGAAATGAGCCAAAGGACTACTAGGAGGGCGATCACGGTGAGAATCACCGCCATCTAATATTTTAGGTTGATATTAATTTACTGGGGGACCACGTTGCCGTCGCCGTCGACGAACTCAATCTTGGGCTTGTTATCCGCCTCGCGCTTCGCAATCTCGGCGGCCACCTCGGCGTCAGCCATCTTCACGAGCTCCTCGATCGGCTTGTCGGGGAACTCCTTCTGCAGACGCTCAAGAACCTCGGCCGGATGGGGAATCGGTGGAACGTCGGGCTTGGTGTAGAAGCGCGAGTTCTCATCACCCGGCTCGATGTAGGGGGTGTCCGAGCCCGCGATCGGCTTGGACATCATGTCGCGCTTGCGCTTATCGAACATCGCCGCAGCCGCCGACTGGTTCTCGCGGTACTTGGTCATAATCTCCTCGAGCTTCTCGTTGGCGTAGTGCGCATCCTCAATCTTGGAGCGATCCGGGGGGATCAGCAGCCACTTGTACATGTCCACGACGTAAATGTCCACCAGAGCATCCTCCTTCTGCAGACGCTTGGCGTGCGTGGCCGCCTCATCACGCGTCGCGAAGCACCCGCGGATCTTCATTCCCAGTTGATCATTTTTTTGGGGCAATTCCGGGCCGACAAAAGAGACGCATGCGAAAACCTGTCCTGGGACCGTGAGGTAGTCCTGCTCGAGAGAACCCATTTAGAGATACAGTGAGCCATCTTTTTAAGTACATACAATGGAGGCTCTTAGGAAGTTGCACAATGACCGCAAACGTCAGCTTATCCAAAAATGGGTCAAGCCCGGCTCGTTCGTGCTCGACTGCGGCTGTGGTCGGGGAGGCGACTGGTGGAAGTGGAAGGCGGTCCGCGCACGCGTAGCCGCGATCGACCCAGACGCCGCGTCACTCACCGAGGCGGAGGCGCGCGCTCTCGACATGAACTTTGGCGTGTGGTTTCTCGGAGAGGGTGACATCCGCCAGGCGGTGGCGTCCGGCCCGTACGACGTCGTGTGCTACAACTTTTCTTTGCACTATATTTTTGAAAATTCTCAAACTCTTCACGAGTCGTTGGAGGCTATAGGGCGGTCCGTCAAGCCCGGGGGGCTCCTCATGGGCATCACGCCCGAACGTGCACGGGCCGAGTTGCTGACGAACGGTGCGATGTTCAAGGATGACCTAGGGAACACCCTCGAGATTCGCGACGACCGCCTCTGGGTCAGCCTCACGGACGGGCCGTTCTATGCGGACGGGCCGAAGAGCGAGCCCTTGCTCAACGCCGATGTCCTCATCGAGGAGCTCTCGCAGCGCGGTTTTCAGTGCCTCGCATGGGAACCCATGCTCACCACTCCAAACTGGAGAGTGTCCGACCTCTACTCGAGCTTTGTGTTCAGGAAAAATTAGTAGTCTAGTATCAGTATGGATGCGTGGGTCATTTGGGCCCTCGGCTTGGCGCTCATCATAGTTATAGTGGCGACCAATAAACCGCCTGATATGATGGTTCAGGTGCGTAAACGATACGAAAGCATAGTGCAGGCGGTCCGCGACGACCCCAAACTGGATCCTCGCTGGGAGCCCGTGAAAAAGCCCGTGATCCTGACGGGCATGTGCGATTGGAACAAATCAAAGGGGGCCATCGCCTACAACGTCAACAAGGGCTACGAGATTTACCTGTGTCTCGACGGTGATGCGGCGGACGAGACGCGCATCAACACCGCCGTTCACGTGCTCATTCACGAACTGTGTCACTCGACAGTTCGGGAATACGAGCATTCGGATTCCTTTTGGAAAAATTTTAAAGATTTTCGCAAGTACTGTGCTCAACGAGGGCTCTACTCGCCGGGTGATCTGGGTCCTTTCTGTGGCGAAAACATAAGACCTAGAGCTAATTGAGGAAACGGTGGGCCAGGAAGAAGACCAGCGCGGCCAGGGCGGCGGTGACGGCCATGGCACTGACCGAGCCCGCCTCGACGTTGGGCATGAACTGAGCCACCTTCTCCTGCACTGGCTTGCTGGTCGCCACGACCGCCGCCAGACCCGCAAGCAGCGCCATGTACTGCTCGGGAGTCAGACCGAACGGAATCTTGCGACCCGCCTGCTGCTGCTGCTGAGACTGGGGCGGCGCGCCGATGGCCGACGGGGAGCCGGCATTTACCGAGCCGAACGCCATGTCCTGCATCTGCATGGAGGGGCCGGGAGGGACGACGTCATCAAGTGAAGTGGAGAACTCCGCCATTTGATTTTGGCCAATGTTTTTTTCCTCGTTATTCGACGTGTCCTCGAGCAGTCCCGTGGGAATTGATGAAGTAATATCAGTGGAACCACTCGCATCGAATGACTCCATTTACTTTGACGGGAGTTTCTTTACCTGGACCACTGACGCGCCTGGCTTGCGCGTCAGTGCCGGCCCCGTCGCTCCCACGTGTTTGGGATTGTAGTTGCGCTGGTGAAACTGCCAGAAGGCGGGCGAACCGCACCGGAAGTTCTTCCTGACCATACCCTTGTACCAAAATACACAGTCGGTGATATTGTTGGACTTGGATGTGTTGTCGAGAACGAGACACTCGTAGTTTTCCGTGCAGGCGTCCATCACCTGGCAAAACTGGTCAAAGGTGGGAAAGACTCCAAAAAAAGCTTTGTAAAGATTTTCCCGATTCTGACGGACGTTGTCACGCAGTACAAAGACATAGTCCACGTTCGTCCGAATCATAGGCGTCATATCCATGCAGTACTGGGTCGTCATCATGAAGAAGATTTTCCAGTGGCGGCCGTTCATGAAAAGCTGGCGGATCACCGTGTCGCGCATGAAGCTCCGGTCGTACATGCAGTCGTCCATGAGAAGGAAAACGGGCGTCGCCTTGCCAGCCGCAACGTTCCTCTTCTGACGCTCTATAATCTTCTCAACCGCATCACGGTTATAGTCTCCATAGACGAAGAGGTCCGGGATGAACTGCTTATAGTGTCCGTTTCCATCCTCCGTGCCGGACATGGCGATGCCCGACGGGATCTTTCGCTTGTGCCACAGAATGTCGGTCACGAGCGTCGATTTACCCGTGCCACGCTTGCCGATGAAGACGCAGACCTTGTCGTCGGCCATCTTGCTCGGGTCGAATTTCTTCAACTGGATATTCATTCCTGGAGTAGACGGTGAAATTCAGGGGCGTGGAAGAGCGCGGACCCTACGGGGGAATTAAGTTCTCTGAACTTAGTAGGAATGTCCGCAGGGGCAGTGCAGCTCGCTGCCATCGGACAACAAGACGCGTATCTCACGGGGACGCCGTCTGTTTCATACTTCAAGGGAGTCTACAGACGCCACACCCCATTTAGCCTTCAGGCATTCAGCGTGCCGTTTCAGGGGCGGCAAGTTCAATGGGGATCACAAGCCGTCTGTAGAATTCCATACAAGGGTGATCTCGTGCGAAGCGTGATGCTCTCTGTGGACCTCCCTGCTCTCGCCCCCGCATCGGCCAACTACCTATGGCGACTGTCGGTCGGTCAGCAACGCCCGCTTCCATATCTCTATTTTAACGGAAACTTGGCAACACCAAACGTGGTGACCCCTGGTTCGCTCGACGTGTACTCGTCCGGGACCATAGCCACGTGGCTCACCGCCTCGCCCCTCGGCACCAAGGTTCTCTACGATTCTTCAAAAACAAAATTTTATTTTCAAAATTGTTCCAACGTGACGGTGAACACGGCCGACGCCACAACCATCGGCGTGTTCTGGGGGCTCGACCCTCAAAATTATTCTCGTTTACCTACTGCAAATACAGTACAATGGGATGTGAGCACGGGAAGTGCTCGTGGCAACTACGCCGACTTTTCACTCGCGCAGTCGGGCTGGATCCCTGAATCCTCTGCATCAACCGTGAATAGTTCCGAAACTTATTTGGCAAACGCATACACAAGCGTCACCCTAAATTCCATATTGCCCACATCGACCGGCACGTGGGCCCAGTTTCTCAATCTCAGTAAATTCGGTGTGCCACAAGGCGTCCAGACACTTATCCTCCCCACACCAGCCGGTTCATTCAGATTCGCCATCACCGGCACTTACATGCTCATCATCACACTGAACGTCTCGGATCCCGTGACGCGCATAGGCGTCGGTCATTCCCCGACCGACGGCCACCCCATCGGCACATGGTCGTGGAACGACTACGCCTACGAGTTCGTCGTCATGCCTATGCCCCAAACACCCATCGCAGTCATCCCCATCACCTGCACAGATGTAACGCAGTACTATTTCATAGATCTCGAGACGCAGAACTCGACCCCGCTGACCATCGGTCCAGCGAGCCTCGGCACCGAAATTTCTGTTACAGATGTTAATGAATTTTACAAACTGAATACGAACCAGGTGCCAGTGAACGCCACGGCCAATCTAGCCGTCAACTGGACCCGGTCAGGCATCGTGCAGAATCTCAATGTAAACCCCATATCAAATACTTTTCAGTTTGCCGGCACTGGGCTATATCACCTGAAGGGCACGCTCCTCACGACCAGCGCGAACATCTTCTCCGTGACCCTCAGCAACACGGCGGTCGGGCCCGTCACTACGTGGCAAACGACCCAATCTCGAAGCCCGACGCTCAATTTCACCATACCCGTGCAGGTCTGGAACACCGACGACAAATACCGAATCAGCCTTACAACCGACGCCGCAGCGACCCTCACGAATAATTCATTTTTTGCTACTGAACAATTCGGCGTCGTGACGGCGACGTCGAGCATCAACCCCAAACGCAATGGGCTTTTGTTCACAGGAATCAAGACCGCGTCCATCACCATGGGAACCACCACCCCTATCAACTTCACCACAATGTTCACACGGGTCGGCGCGTCGAGTCAGATTTCCGTGACATCAGGCGGGAACATTCAGTTCGCCCAAGAAGGAAACTACAGATTTATGGTTTATTTCGATACAGCCTCTGCATCCGTCTCGAATGTAAACATTTATCAAAATGTCATGGATTCAAGACCTGTTAATCCCAACTACATGTCCGTCAGCCCTCTTAGTATTGGCACGCAGGGGCCGTATACTATCGACGTCCTGGCCCAGTGCACCAACACCTCCAATGTCTTCTTCCTCGATGTGACGACCGTTGGCACGGGTTCAACCACCGTGTCGGCGAACGCTTACGTGACGATTGTGAGTGCCACGACCCCCGCCCCCAACACCTACTACTATGTGGACTCGGTCGGAACATATCTCGTGGAAAAGGCTGAGCTCAAAATTGGCGGCCAGCTCATACAAACCTTGACCGGTGAGATGATCGAGATTTATAACGATCTAACGGTTCCGGAGGAGAACCAGACGGGGCTCACGCTGCTGACGGGTAAACTCGACAGCTCCGTCGCTGCACAGGATCGCACATACTTTGTGAATCTTCCATTCTATTTTTACGGATCGACAGAATTGTCCGTACCGGTCTGCTCACTACAGCGCCAGGACATGGAGATTTACGTGACATTCAGGCCATTTTTGGATCTCGTGGCGAACAACACGGTCGTGAATCAGACCAACATCACCACCTCCATGATCGTGGAGTACGCCTACCTCTCCGACCCCGAAGTCAGCTGGATGAATAGCCACGTGCTCGACTATATCATCACTCAGACGCAACTCGCCACGTTCAATCTCGGACAGTCGACCGTCGTGGATCTCGACTTTATGGGGCCGGTCCGAGAGATTTTGTTCGTCGTGCAGGACCAGGCGGCCACGCCCTACGTCTACGTCGCGGACCCCGGTCTCGGCGTGGCCATCACTTTCAACGGCGAGGATTTCATAGACCCTACAACAGCCGACTACCAATTCATGCACCTGATCCAGCCGCTCGAGAAGCACACCCGTCAACCGGATCGCGTCGTCTACATGTACTCAATGGCCCGCAGACCCCAAGACCCCCGCCCATCCGGTTCCATCAATATGAGCAGAATAAAACAAAAGAAATTTCAAATTTTTCTTCCCAACACCACATCACTCGAGACCAAGGAGCTCAGGGTTATAGCCGTGTCATACAACGTGCTTCGCATATCGAATGGGCTTGCGGGGCTCATGTACGACTAAACTTCTCACTACAGTAATAGATGGCTGGACGCCAAGTGCTCGCCCAACTTGGCAAGGCGGACATTATCCTTTCGGGTCAGCCAGATATTACATTATTTTTGGAACAATATAAACCACAGGGTCTCTTTGCCACCCGAGTCGTCAACGTGCAGTTTGAGAGCGAGCCGACCTACGGCACCGACTCGTTCGTCACCCTCCCCATGAACGGCGATCTCATGACGGCCATGTACGCTCGCTTCGACGTGAGCGCGCCACCTGGCACCGCCTTTTATGACTCGGCAGGGGCCCTCATGATCGAGCGCGCCGAGCTCTACATCGGAAATCAGCTCATCGAGCGTCTTTGGGGAGAGTTCATCACCCTCGTGAATGAGGTGGAGGTGCCCAAAGGTCAGCAGGTTGGTCTGACGAACCTCATCGGTGGGACGGCTCTAGGCGGCACAAACGCCCCACTGTCCCGTTATGTCGTGCCCTTGAGATTCAAGGCGCTCGAGCGCGGCCTCCCCGTCGTCCCGGGTATGCAATTCAGAATTATTTTGAATAATTTTTCAGATTTTTGTGCAGACTCGACCCTCACGTTCCCCATGACCTTCAACCTCCTGACCGAGTACGTGTTTCTGGGTGAAAGCGAGCGGGCCTACATCCAGAAGCGCGGGCCGACCGTCTACCTCGCCGAGAATGTCCAACGGGCTCGCTACTTGGTGCCGGCCGGCACGTCGAACGTGCGGTGCATGACCAACTTCCTCAACCCAGTCAAGGAGCTCTTCTTGACCGTGCAGAACCAGAACGCCAAGGGATTCGACTACTGGCTCGACTCGTCCAACATAGCCGGACCTTCATACTCCAACAATTTTTCAAATATAAACCAATTGAATTCGATGGCCATCTACTTCAACGAGGCCCAGCGCCTCGACCCACTCATAGGCACGAACCTCCTCCTAGGAACGGCCCAATTCATAGAGAACCATACCCGTGTGCCAAGCAGACCATTCTATATGTACTCGTTCTCGTTGGATCCCGAGTCGCCCAGGCCCTCAGGCGCCGTCAACTTTGGCCGACTTAAACATCAATATTTTGATTTATATTTGGCCCGTCAGAACCCAGCCCTGGCCCAGAACCGCATAGTCTCCATCTGGGCCCGGTACTACCAGTTCCTCGAGGTGGATGGCTTCAAGACAATACGTGTCCTGTTCGACAACATGGATGAAACCGGCCAAAGTTCTTTTATTCCTTAAAATAAATGGAGCAATCCGTGATGGACATATTCCTACCCGTCATGGAGTCGGCCGTCGTCGTCGCCAGTCACTATGCCAAGGGGTGCGGTCGCGATACGGTGCTCGCTCAGGACATGTGCCTCGGCCTCATGTTTGCAGCGCGCAACGTCACGGGGAAACAGATTGGTTCTCTTTTTCCAGAAATTTATGAAGAATCACAGAGTGATTCGGACGGGGACATCGAAGAGGTGGATGACGCCGAGGAGACGTGGACGCGCTATGAGGGCACTGATGAGACGCTCATGAAGGTGAACGAATGTGCCGATACATGGGACGCGTGGGAGCCCGAGTCCCCTGCAGAGCGTGCGTTGAAGAACGCGGTTGAAAAGGCCAAGGAATCATATGGAGGGGCCTGAGCCCTGGGACCCGTTGGACCACGCCCCGTGGACGCCCATCAAGGAGCCCGTCCCTTTTTCAAAAACAGAATTTAAAATTTTTAAAATTTCCGACTCGGATGAAGAT